CGACGATCTTCGAGACATCTTCGCCGCCCTAGCCATGTCGGCCCTCATCAAAGAGGCCTATGGTAGTGGGGTCACTACTAAGTGGGTGGCACATCAGGCTTACAAATACGCCGATTGTATGCTTGACGAACGCGATGGCGTCAACGATACTAAGGAGAGTAAGAAATGAGTAACAGTAATAATATTACCGGTGAGGTGACCGATCGCCTCGTAGAAGCCTTTAACTTCTTCAATGAAGAGTTGGGTAGTGGATTGGACGCACCTGTCTTTACCCTCATCCCCAATCGTGGTCGTCAGTCCTATTATGGATGGTATTGGCAGGGTAGGTGGAAGGATGGTAAGAAGTCACTTCCCGAGATTAATATTACCGCCGATACCCTCAAGCGCTCAGTCGAAGAGATCTGTAATACTCTCATTCATGAGATGGCCCATTATAAGAATAATGTGGAGGGTATCAATGACTGTAACGCCAATCAGTATCACAATAAGCACTTCAAGAAGCGCGCCGAAGAGTTTGGTCTGACTGTTGAGAAGCTTAAGAATAAGGGCTATGCTCGTACTGAGCTCGGTGAGAAGGCTAAGAACTTAGTCAAGAAGTATAAGAATAAGTTCTTAAAGGATGATAAGAATCCCTTCCATGCCTATCGTGTTAGCTCAGAGACTCGATTGACCATTAAAGAGAATACCAAACGCTTTGTGGCAATTGATCGTCAATTGGCTGAAGAGGCCGAATCCATTAACGGTGATACGATTAAGAATATTGTCGAACACCTCTTACGTATTCACATCAGTGGTAGTAGTGTGAGTCGTGCACTTGAGTTAGAGGAGATGGCATGAACGTGGAGCTCTTTCTAGCCCTCGGTGTCACCATCGTGGTGTTGACATTTATATTGACATACAAATACTAATCAGGTATACTATTAACAATGACACAAACCATTAACGGTATCGAATACAAAGTAATCCCCACTCAGTTTAAGAAGAAGGGCTTTAACTATAAGCAAGTACGTAGAGAGGGTAATAAGGCTATCTTCGAACAGACTAGAGAGGGTTCGGACATCCATAACTTCGAGGTAGTCAAGTTAGGTAGACATAACGGATACGTTATGGGTGGGGTGAAGATAGAGCCTGCCGAAACGTATCCAGGAAGTTCGTTGTGGGGCATTATGGGTTGGACTTGTACCGATCTGGATAGTGCTAACAAAAGATATAGTCAGATAGACTAAACCGATTGGGCGTATAGCTCAGCGGTCAGAGCAGGGCACTCATAATGCCTTGGTCCTAGGTTCAAATCCTAGTACGCCCAAGTACATTCCTATACAATAGATCATAATGGACAATACAGACGTAAAGGTACTATCAGCTATGGAGTACTTCTTAACTAGAAAGAAGACTATAGAGCGTTACATTGAAGGTGAACATAAATGGTTTGGTGATGTGACTAGTAGTAAGACTATCACGTATGTGGACGAGCCTAGACCGTGGTACTTAGAAGAGAGTGGTGTGTCTAAAAACAAGTAGTGTGTCTAGAACCCCTTAGTGGGTCTAAAACCCCCCACGGGGATATATCCCCAGTACGGGAATTTATACATATAGAAGAAAAGGTTTGTTTTCTATATAGGTGCATGCCAAAAATTTTTATATATTTTTTTGCAAAATTTTTTTATAGCTTCTATTAGGTTTTACTTTACGGTAAAGTAAGGTGGTTATTAGCGATAAAATACAAAATAAGCATACTCAGGATCTTCTCCAACGTTGGATCCGTTGTAATTTACATATCTGAATGTAGATGCAGTGGGTAGTTCTCTTGACTGAGCTATACCATACCAACCTTGCCCAACTCCTCTACCTCCATTGCCCACAGCGCAATAATTGGCATCACTGAATGTACCGGGTGTAAAATTTATTCTGTAGTCACCAGCGCCAAGCTTGTATACAGAATCCACATTGTAGTTAGCTCGTATGGTTTGATTAGTTAAATTGGTACCTCGTCCGTCAAAGTTTACCCATGCCCTAGCTAGTTGTACACTATTAACCGTCGGTATGGTCGGCCTATTTATTAGATCATTATAATCACCTGTTGTAGCTACTGTAGCCAGTCCCAATGCCGTCTTAATCTGCGTTAATGATGCTTTATAAGTTGAAGGTGTTACACCTGTTGTACTAAAAGGAAATACATCTGTATTGGTAGGTGCTTGTCCTGTTAATTGATTAATTGTTACATCGGCCATATATTATATTTAATATCTGAACCGTGCTAATTCGCTTCGCTCGTAAGAATATCGTTTTAACTTTCTTTTTCTATTTTTATTGATAAATGAGTTTGTGTACTACCATATGCACTCGCACCAGTACCCCCTCGAGCACTCCCTCTATTATCACTACAATATGTTTGTACTCTAAACGTTTTAGAAGAGCTTATCGTAAATCTTGTATATCCAGCACTTTTTACTGTAGCGTTATAACCCGTAGCATCGGAAACTTCACCGGATAGATCTATTAATGTATTGTTATCTGTAATATTAAAAATTCTGGATTGTGTGCCATATGTACCTTGCGTATTAACCCATATATCTAGTCTGTAAGTACCTGCAGGTAATGTAAATTGATTGCTTGCTAGAGTGCAAATACTAGACGTATCAACTGGCTTATTATTAATGGTTCTATTATTCCATCCATTAGATAATGCGTCTCCTGCTCCCGTTCTTCTATCTTCTAATATAATTAAAGGGCCTAACAGCGCTGTGGGTTTATTAATTAAATCATTATAGCTACCTGTTGTTGCAACTGTAGCTAACCCTAATGAAGTTTTAATCTGTGTTAACGAAGCTTTATAAGTTGACGGCGTTACTCCAGTAGTGCTGAAAGGAAACACGTCTGTTAGAGTAGGTGCTTGCTCCGTTAAATTATTAATCGTTACATCGGCCATATATTATATTTAATATCTGAACCGTGCTAAACTCGCTTTGCTCGTAGGGAATATTGCCCATTTAATAATTAAAATACATGAAAAGATACAAACTTTTGACTTTGATAGTTACCGTTGTACGTATAACATTGAATAGTAAAGCCACTATTTGTTGGATCTTGACCCTGTGTGGGATAGGAAGAGCTATAATAACCTACAGCGTTCCAGCCCCCATCTCCCGTTCCATTATTAAAAGCGCCAACAACAGGTACATAGGGCCAATCCACAGGAGTAGAGAAAGTTACTTGATATAAACCCACCCATCCTAATTTTTGAACTTTTGATACATTAAATGATTTTAATATTATACAATCTGTATTAATAGCATTTGATCCATCAAACACTGCAAATGACTTAGGTATAAAAGGTAGCGAACTTAGCTGTGCCAACGTCGTTGATTGGGTAACACCGTCTTTACTAATAGGCAAAATACTACTAGTAGTAGGTGTAGTGTTGGTTAATTGATCTATGGTAATATCGGCCATGTTAGTATTTAATTACAGCCATTAAAGCTACGTTTTTCGGCCTGGTCTCCGATCCTGCCCTCGGAGTACCGTTAACTCCATCACTAGCTAATTTTGTCTGCCCACTGGTAGTTCCATTTCCATACCATATATTATAAGACCCCAGACCTCTACCACTTCCAGAATAAGCCATAGCTATTTCATCCGGAAAAGAAACATGCTCGTGTCCTTGAAATGCATCTGCCTGGCCTGATCCCATAGTTCTACCGGTGTCAACGCCCCTACCATCATCAAATCCTCTTACAAATTGACCCCTTAAATCTGGCATCTTACCTGCACTACCATAGGTTGATCCCAATGTTGCATATAGAGCGCTAAAATCAGCTGTTATCCCCTGTACGGTACCCGTGCCATTAGGAACTGTATCCCCGTTACATTTTAAATAACCAACTGGAACCGTGCTTGTAGCAAGATGGAATACCGCGCCTACCGGTACACCAAAATTAGATACGGTAGCAGCTTTTGTTACCCCGCCCTCTGAATACGGTATAACAGCAGAATTAGACGGCTTTCCAGGTGTTAATTCATTAATGGTTACATCAGCCATATTACTGTGCTATCTCCTGTATTGTCCAGTATGCTGCTATTTGTGCTATATTTGTTGTACCTGCTAAAGATGCTTTTTGAAAACCAAGCTTATATATAGGGTTAAGTACTCCGGGGGTATGCTGACCTATAATACTAATAGTTCCAGATACTATAGTATTACCGCCTTGGTATGTATATAAGTAAAATGGCTTAGGTGTTATACTATTATTATCATAAAGCAACCATAAGCCGAACCCCGGGGTATCGGTACCCACATAAGCATATCCATAAGCTACTGCATTTATTATAACTTTACTAGCTATTGATTTTAAGCTAATAGAAAGTGTAGAGGTTTGATTAATAGGTGCAACATTATTACCTGGATTTGCAAAATTATATTGATTATCATCTTGACCGTATACGGTCTGTAATATGGTACCAGGTGTTACGCCGGCGGCTATAATACCTGAAGGAGTAGTAGTTAAAGTACTAGAGCCATTGCTAAACGGTATTCTTACATTTCCTGACGGTGTACCTAATGGTAAAGAGGATATGGTTACATCGGCCATATTAATTATTTAGCAACCTCTTCTAATATCATTGTTGAGTAAGGACCGGCTACCCAAGTACCTACATCACCTATCGAGACATAATTAGGTGATGAAGTATTGAATTGTGTTCTATATACAAGTTTGTATGATTGTGTAGAACTAGCTATAGTATTAGAGGTGTCAATAGCTGTAAATGTATACATCTCCGGATTGTTGGCAGCTGCAATACCCTCGTAATAACCCACTACAAAATTACCAAAAAAACTTGGAGTAAAATTCTTAACTATACCTATACCTCCTCTTACACCTTGACCTCTTCCAAAAAATGAAACCGTCATCTTTATATTACTATTATTATATCTTGGAGTAATACTACATATTAAATTAGTAGGTTGAAACGACCCGCTAGTTGTCGAATAGTATTCATCATTCGTTGAATACACACACTGCACTATAGATCCAGGTAATACACCTGCCGTAACAAACGCACTAGGCCTGGCACTATAGGTTGTACCACCCTGACTATAAGGTAGAAGAGCAATTTCTGACGGCGTACCTAACGGTAAAGAGGATATGGTTACGTCTGCCATATCAGTATTTAATTATTTTGTATAATTAAAATTAATAAAGTCTTCTTTATATAGATTATAGATTCTTTCTTTTATTTCTTGTGTATAATACGGTTCTACATCATCGGGTCGATGATTTTTGTTTTCTATTTTAAGCTCAGTATTAACGTCTGGATAGTTTATTTTTTCTAAAACGTGTTTAAAATCGGCATCAATGTTTTCTAATCGTCCAATAAAATCTACAATAGGAACGCCGTTTTCATATAAAAAATAAGTTTGTGTCATATGATGATCCCTTGATTTATACTTCTCTAAATCAGTCAACCACACTGAAGAAAAATGTTCTACACTTAGATCTACTCTTATTCTTTTTATTTTTTTTTGCCAAAAATATTCCGATACCACTCTAGTATAAGGGTTTCTGACAAAACTAAACTTAAAGTATTCATCATATCTATCTCTTAACAAGGGGTGTTTTTTTAAAAACCACGCCGGTTGATGTTGAGGTGAATGTCTTATATTATTAATAATTAACCCATCATTTGACCCGCAAAACGCATCCGGTTTAAAATCAAAAAATCGCGTTATACTACTACCACCGTTTTTTGGTATATGAATAAAGATAAACTTTCTCTCATCACACACAGGCATATTTTTATTTAAGCATAAGATTAAATAGTTATATGGCAAAAAAGAAGAATAATAAGAAAGTTAACCAGCTTTCTTTAAAAGAGTGTGAGGATATAATTGCCAAATTAGGCGGTCAATTACAGTGTCAATATGTTCAGCAAGTTCTTGATCGACAAAAAGAATTAATAGTAAAAAAACAATTTGACAAGAATTAATTTTCCTGTATACTAGCTTTATGAAAAGTAAGGTTATAGGATACTATGGAAATAGGGATAATAAAAATTATGCAAAGTATTTGCGTACTGCATGTGGTATAAAGAATGCCCGGGCTCAGCGCTCAGATAAAGGCACCAAGCGTAAAAAATATTAATGAGAACAGCCAAGCCTCGTCAAACGTTTGATCGTCGTAACCCCTGGGTTTCTTACTCGAAAGAACATGCCCGTCAAATGAGAGAAGACCATGGATTTAAAAGTTTTAGGGCAACCCGATCGGATAAAAATACTAAGCGTAGAAAAAAGTTTTTTTAATTACCATTCTATTAAAACTGCACCTTGAGTTGTAAGTTGTGTTGTTGTTCCATATCCGTTTCCTCCTGCAGCGCCTACGTTTACTGTTAATTGCTGATTCGGAGTAACTGTTGCAACTCCTATTGCAAAACCCCCAGATTGTCCATATTGATCTGTACCCTTACCAGCCCTTCCATAAATTGTGCCCCCTACGTTTCCAAAAGGATTCCATCCTACGATTGTACTGCTAGATACTCCGTTTATTTTTATAGCTGCTAGTGCACCAGATGCTATGCCTTGGCTGCCTACTGATCCCCCGCACCCCGATACAAAGCCGGCTCCACCTCCTGCCCTAAGATCAATACCTGTAATAAAAGAATCACCTCCCGCAGTACCTCCCGGGCAAAAATTGCCGCTTCTTCCGCCTCCCCCGCCACCGCCTACAGCTGTAATTTTTATTTTAGTAACATCTGAAGGTACAGTAAAATTACTTGTTTCAGTAAAAAATTGAATACCACCAAGACCAGTATTTGTAGGTATTGTTGGTTTATTAGTCAGACTATTATAATCAACCTGTATATTAGATAGCGGCGCACCAAAGGTATTAATACCATCTGATATCGGTACAATTAGATTACCTGATGGCGTACCTATAGGTAAAGAGGATATAGTTACATCAGCCATATTATTTTTTAATACTTGCCTGACGTTTACGTTCGTTGCGATGTACTGATCCAATAGCAGCTATAACTTGAGTAGCACGATCAAACCCGTCTACCGTACGATAAATCGCTTCGACAATATCATATGCGGCATGCATTGCTTTTCTATCTGAATCTATATCTGTCAATGTAATTGTTTTTTCTTTTGTCTTTTTTTCTGCATTTTCTGCTTTAACGGATGTAGCTACCGGGCCTACAGGCTTAGATGCAGTTTGAGCCAATGGTATATTAGTAGTTGTTGGTGAGGTGGCTACGGTAGGGGTTCTCGGGCTTGTATATGCTTCAAATATAAGATGACAGTCCTTATTCACTATTAATATTTATGTTATAACGTTTATTAAATATTATTATGGCAGACGTATCTATAACACAACTAAATGACTTAGCACCGTCTACCAATACGTATGTACCAATATCTAACGGTTCTACTACAGGTAGAGCAATCTATAATCCTGTACCCGTAGGTGGCATTATAATGTGGTCGGGTTCGGTTGCTACTATACCAACAGGTTGGGCTCTATGTAACGGTCAAAACGGTACACCTGATCTAAGAGATAGATTTATTGTCGGAGCTGGTACCACTTATAACCCTGGTAATATAGGCGGGTTATCAGCTGTACAGCTCACAATAGATGAAATGCCGAAGCATAATCACGGCATTGCTGGCAGCTATTGGGCAGGTACAGGGCCTGGAGGAAGCTTTACGTACGGCTACTATGGAAATTTTGGTACTGCTGGTCAAGACCAAGGAGGCGATAAAGCCCATGAAAACAGACCACCTTATTACGCCTTAGCGTATATAATGAGGACTATTTAATTAGGACTTAGCAGCTTTGCGAGCGTTCTTTTCTTCCTGAACACCCTTACGAGCTTCGCGAGCAAACTTAATTACTTCTTGAAGGGCCTTACGGGCGCGAGTACCCGCGGCATTGTTACCACCAGAAAACTTTTCGTACTCGGCAGTAAAGGTTGCGACATGTTCTTGTAATGTAAGAGGATTAATGTTTGACATATGTTTATATTATGATACTGGATTAAGAATGCAACTTAAATAAGAATAAATAATAATATGAGCGGGGAGCGAAAAAAAGTTACCGCAGACCAAATTTTAGACTTGTATGAACAGGCTAAAAAAAGTAAAGGTGTCAAAAAAGAAGAAATAATGAAAAAGGTTGTTTATCTTTCTAAACATCTTAACGAATATTTAAAGCAAGTCTGAGTCTATTATTGAGGTATTTTTTTTCTTAAGTAAGGCTTTTATAGCTTGTACTAAGATAGATAGGTCTTCATTAAACCTGTATCCGCTACATAACGGGCAAAAAACACTATTAAATAGAACTACTGACTCACACCCCTCACATACTTTATATAGATCGGCATTTCTAAGCATTCTTTGTGCGGCCTCTTCTTTTTTTTTCTGTATATTGTCCCCTTCCATACCATAAATATTTAGGTGACCAATGAACATATAGCTATACACAAAGTATATAAAGCCGGTATTAATAATACCGAGCGAAATACTGATTCTTATGAATATGCACCTAAGGATTATTCTGCTGTAAGAAGTGAAAACTCGGAAGACGTAGAAATTAAGAGACGTATTGCCACTGAGCTTAATAATATGACAAAGAGGGCCTCTAGAGGCTTAAAAGAGGACTATATGTATATTGTAACAAATATGAAGAAGTTGCATGATGATTTATCTTCTATTTTAAAGTCTTGATTTTTATATTACGTATTACATACTCTATTGATGGCCAAGCATAAAATTTCATGGTTTGAATTAGAAGAAGATTGTAGAGTTTTAGCAGAAAAAATTAAAGGATGTGATTGCATTGTTGCTCTAGGAAGAGGTGGACTAGTACCTGGAACTATTCTTTCTTATAAAATTAATTCATATGTTTTTAATTTCGGCATACAAAGATATAAGTCAGATAATACTCCGGGTGATCTTTGGATAATACAAACACTCGGAGAAGATTTTATTAAAAAATATAGAAATAAAAAAGTAGTAGTATTTGATGATTTGTCAGATAAAGGTAATACTTTAATGCAGGCAAAAGAATTTTTAAAATTACATAATTTTACAGATGTTGTATTTGCAACACTTTACATAAAAAAATCTACAAAGTTTCTTCCTGATTGTTATGTAAGAAGTTTTGACGATAACATTTGGCTTGATTTTCCTTGGGAAAGCATTTAATCTAGATTAAATATAGTAACAATAATTTCTGCCTTTTTAGGCCTCAGCCGCTAAGCGGCAAATTAATTCCCTTATGAAAATAAACAAAAAAATACACAAGCTAGGAATAATTATAACGCTGTTTATGCTATCTACAATATCAGTATGTTATACTGATTTTATTGAGCGTAGCAGAACTATCAAGGACGTTAAAGCAGAGTTAAAAGCGTTATCTCCTTCTGAAGAAAAAAAAGCAGCAAAAGAAATTAAAATAAAAAACGAAGGTATAGTATATAAGGACGATTTTATTCCCAAAACAAACAATAGCGGGTATAAAGTTCTTACAGTCAGGCTAACTGTTTATTGGGCTAAGGGCGGTGGAACGGATTACTATTCTTCAAAAAAGAAGAGCGCCACTGGCTATACCTTAAAGCAAGGTGAATCAATAGCTGTTGATCCAAGAATAATCCCTTACACTAAGGAGGTTATTATTCCTAACGTGGGCTTGGTGAAAGCTGTTGATACGGGCACTGCAGTTAAGCAGAAAGTAGCTTCGAACGGTAAGCTTCCCGTTATTGATATTTTCTTTGAGCATAAAAAAGACGCACTTTTATTTGCTAGTAGATATCCAAAGGTAGTAAAGGTAGCTGTTTTAAATTAAATAATTACATGGATTCTGAATTAAAGCAGCAGCTTTATGGTGGAGAGATCTCTGATTTTTACAAGAGAATAGATGCTAAAACAATAGAGCAAGAAAATAAAGATATTGCCGACATATACAGTAATATATGTACAAAAAAATATATTGTTAAAGAAGCTATAGATTTACCACCACCTCCTCCTGCTATTATACAAAAAGAGCAAGCTCCAATAACTAACCTAGATGTAATAGCTGCAACTTTGATAGGCGAGGCCGGCGGTGAAGGAGAAAAAGGTATGCATGCAGTGATGAATGTAATCGTTAATAGAGCTAAAGGTAGGGGTGATCTAACGCGTACTGCTGTTGCTAATGTTTTAAAGCCAAAGCAATTTAGTTTTTTTAATGCGTTTAATGCGGGTAAAGAAGATATGCGTAGTATTATAGAAAGATCATCTAAGCATTCTAACTGGGCTAAAGCACGAGAGATTGCGTTAATAGGGCTCTCCGGAAAGCTTCCTGATATTACTCATGGTGCAACACACTACCATGTGTCAAAGGGTTCTAGTAAAGTTACACCTAGCTGGACATCTCCTAAGTTAGGCGGTAAAAACACTGAAGCAGTAATAACCAATACAATCGGCCACCATACATTTTTAAAAAATATTAAGTAATTTTCTTTTTTTTCTTTTTTTTGGGTAACTGAATCTTTAGCATCTCCATTTTGCTTGGAAATGTGTTTTGTTGATCACCGCTTGTCATTCCCTGATCAGGGCCAGTGCTCGGTGCGGATTGCGCACGAGGAAAGACATTAAAGTCTTCTAAAAATTTATTTACTTGATGATCGAACTTCATCTTCAAGTTTTTTAATTTTAATACTTAATTCTTTTATCGTTTCAACAAGCAAAGGAATAATAGCCTCATAATTAATATTTTTGTATCCGTCGTTTCTTTCTTCAACTGCTTCAGGTAATACTTTTTGAACTTCTTGTGCTATTAACCCGACTCCTTCTCTTCCTTGAAGATGCTCCGGAGCGTTGTCATTGTAATTAAACGTATAGCCTGTTAACGAAGTTAATTTATCAACAGAATTATCTATTACTTTTAAATTTTCTTTTAATCTTAAATCAGAGGGCGTATAATAGCCAACAATATCTCCGGTACAACGCAATGTCCCGTTAACTTGTGCAATACCTGTAACGGTAAAGTTGCCCGCTACAGTAGTTGGCTTTAAGACGTTAAATGATGTTGATTGTACATTAAATATGTTTGTATCAAGCTTAAAGACCGGTGGTTGTGATGCTTGATCAACAATTACACCATTTTGATAGCTAAATACAGCTTCAGACAAAATAACATCAAAATTAAAAGCTGTTAATTGAGAAGAATTAGTTCTCCCAACAACTTGTCCTGGCTGAACATATAAATCCGAGGGCGTATTATCTACGATATCATTATTAACCTTAAGTGTATTAGGGGGCATTTGTGCCAAGTACTGATTTGAAACACCATTTAATTTTAATGATAGTGGGGCATTATATGAAGGTTTAAAAAGAGTTATACCATCAACAATGCTTAGATTGAGTTGCTGATTTCCTACACCACCATTTTTAATGTTTAAAACATTATTTTCATCATATACAAACTGCGCAGTATTAATAAGGGTTGCAAAATCATATTTAACCATATCAGTGGTTAGTGGAGGAAATGTTGTAATGCTAGTTAGAGCATAAAGACCTCTTGTATCTCTATCGTAAATAAAATCGCCAACTGAAGCGCCTTTATTATTAAACGTCATTATTGTGTCATAGGAAAACCCGTTTTGCCAGGTACCATACAACGTTGAAACCGAGCCTAAGTTTTGCACGCCTATAGGAAAACCACCAGGGGTGCTTCCATCGCCTACAAATAATCTCTTTGTATCAACACAATAACCTGGTTCACCGCTACTAAACACAACACCGGTAACATCGGCAGTTCTTCTTTGTACATCCGTTCCCTGTCTAATTAAAATCTTTGTAATAATATCTGCCATAGTTAATATTATTTATGTAAATCTTGCAATTAACAACGATAAATACTTAATATGGAGAAACTTTATTCTGCAGTTTTAGCAGGCAGAAATATTGTAAATATTTTTGATGTTAAAAAGGTTATTAAAACATATTATAT